CATACTGATTTCTAAAAAGTTTTTAAAATTCTCTTTTCAATTGCAGGATGAACGGGGGCACTCGCTCTCAAAAAAGTTTTTATAATTTTGTTTTTTCTCTTTCATGAATGGGGGGTGACACGGATGTGTATGCATGCGCGCAGGAGGGGCGGACCCCCGCTGATGACGGTGTCTCTCACTCCCACGAATTCTAAAAACTTTAAAAATATTCTTTTTTCTCTTTCATGAATCTCAAAAAAGTTTTTAAAATTCTTTTTTCTTTTACATGGTGGCCAGGGTGTGCTCGAGGTAAGCGACCTCGCCACGCAAGTCAGCAACAGTGACGTGGTGTCTGCATTTGTCGGCACTTTTTAAAAAGGATTTAAGCATACAAGGTGACCCACGACTCGTAGTACCCGTGCAAGTCTTACGGACAATTGCCATATTTAAAGGAGATCGGCACATTGGACAGGGGGCCGCGCTCGTATCCTTCATACGAACCCAAGAATTTATACACTCACGGTGAAATACATGGTTGCAAGGGGTCGTCACGCAACCGGCGGATACTTCTTCGTAGCACACCGGACAATCCATGTTTGTTCTTGAGGGTGGGGAGGGAAAGAGAGGAGGCAGTGGACACAAAACGTGGATTTCTTGCTTAAAGGCTCCTCACCAAGCGGATTTTGTTTTATTTCGAAACTAATGTCAATGGAAGTGAACAAACAGTTTGCAAACTTGATCGAACTTGAAGAGAAATTGAAAAAGAATAAATTGAATATTAATCGTGCACATGGAATCAATATGAACCTTGCACGAAGATCAGACCTGTACACAAAGAACGCCAATTTCAGAGCCTTGTTTATTAGGGTGAACAAGAAATTAAAGGAACTGGAATTCAACTTCCTTATTGAACTCGGGGGGAAGTTGATCAAGCCTAGTTGGGTAGAACTGGTAAAGAATAACCCACCTCTAAAAAATGCATACATCAAGAAAATGCACAACACGCGCAAAACAAATCTATATTCCACGAATACCAGTTACAGAACACTATTTAATAAGGTTAATATCAACTTCAAGATGGCGATTAAGAATGAAAACCGTCCGAACATTCGCTTTAGAATGCAAGAGGGCGGTACGTGCTGGTTCCATTCGATAGTCAATGGTCTGCTTTTGAGCAAGAGACCCCGTGAAATTCTCAAACAAATGTCGCAAAATGTAATAACTGATAAGAGACGCGGATATACAATGTGCCCTATGAGAAACGCGCCAAGACTCTTGTTCTGGCAATACATCAAGCACAGGTTAGATGGTTACGGGGGGGTCAGTTCAGCTTACAAAAATGTAAATGTTATTAGGAGTTCTAGCGTTCGATCACCGAGACGGTGGTCTAGGAACAATTACGAGGGAGGATCGCTGTCTGACGTGTACAATTTCTATAAAAAGATGTTTCCGAGTGGGCTATTTGTACTACGAGAATACACATCGCAAAATATTCCACACAGTTTGCCAGGGTACACATTGACACACGGTCACGTGATCATGTGGCTCGCGCCAAATAAAGAGGGTGGGACGTTAGATGGTCACGCGGTTGCAGGATATTTAACTTCATCTGGAAAATACAAAATGTATGATTCTTCAGATGATAGTGTAATAGATTACGACTGGACCGTGAAGCATGCAGAAAGGTACAACCCACGCGTAATTCAGATTGAAGTTATTGCAGTTTTTACAAAAAATATTTAATCAATATCGTCAAGCTCCGATAAAAGGCGATGCTCGAACGATATCACGAGTTCGATAACATCGTTGAGATGACCTATTTCTTCCATGAGAATAGGGTTGTGATAACCGTTCGTGAGGTCACGGTGGACCTGCTTGAGCTTGGAGCCCATGGCGTACATGATAAGAGTCTTGGCGTTTGACATTTTGAGGTTGGTCTATGGGTCGACCAGACGTGGGCAAATGTGCACACATCATGCTTTATCAACGGGTCAACCCGCGCTGCACAAGGTATTCTCTCACTGTACTCGGGGGATTATGAAAAATAATTTTATAAACTTTTTCAAAGTTTGTACCGGTGGCGAGCAGGACCAAGTTGTACATTATGAAAATCAAAAAATTTTTAAAAAAATTAAATTTAGTTTTCCGGAGTATGAGGACCGGCACGAGGTGAGTCGCCACTATGAACATTCCAACATTTGTGAAAATTTTGTTTTGAAAAAAAACAAAAACTATACTTCCGATGAATGTTGCAATGACCGACGCGAGGGGTGAGAAGGGCAGGGCACCTAGGAGCCATAGGACCGTCAACGCAAATGACCAATAACTGTATATGTTCCACACGGGCACGACCGTCATCACGGTACTACTTTACATCTAGAGAATTTGTACGTTGGTTCATCAACCATGGATATTTTTATAAAAAATATTTCTACAAAAATATTTGAAAAGTTGGGACCGGGATACAGTGAAAGGGTCTACCACAACGCCTTTGAGGTGGAGCTCCGTCTACGGGGAATTCAGTATGAAACTGAAAAAATCATCCCAGTTGTGTATGAGGGCCACACCGTGGGTAACTTGCGGGCCGACCTGGTCTTGGAAGGCCATACAATCGTCGAACTCAAGTCGGTTTCAAAACTCAAAGACGAATTTAGAAATCAAGTGCGTAATTATGCGCACCTGACGGGTATTAAGGAGGGATACTTGGTGAATTTTCCATGCGTGGCGGGAGACACGGAAGTTGAGTGCGTTGTGGGGGATATGGATCTCATGCCCCCGTGGCTGCGTTAATTTTCAAAGAGTACTATATGAAGGAAGACGAGTGGCACGACAAGGAGGAGGCGTTCCTCCGAAAACTTGAGGAACAGTGCAACTACATGCAGAAACACTACGCCAAAGAGTTTACGTACTATAATTCACTTTCATCACGGTTCAACATACCCATCCTAATCATATCGTCCGTGAATGCGTTGACGGCAATATCACTCGGACAATTTGTAGAACAAAATATGGTCAGTATTCTCAACGCGGTTCTGTCAGCTGGAACGGGCGTGCTCGGCTCGATTCAGCTGTACATGAAACTAAATGAAAAAATGACAAGAGCACTCAACTCGTCCGTGCACGTCAAGAGAATTGCTCTAAAAATTTCAAAAGAACTAAGCATCGACAGAGCACAGCGCGTCACGGAGGGTGTGGCGTTCCTCAATGAGTGCTTTATTGAATTCAATTCAACAATAGAAGCAGGAAATCCGCTTGAAAAAACAATGGAAAACTTTCTTGCATTGTCAGTACCGATAAAAAGCACAAAGACGGGATCGCTCGCGAGCATAGCGGCGTCTCTCCTCACGCCCAAGAATTCAGTCGGTAGTGAAAGCCCAAACACGTTTGAACTCGCGAGGCCGAGGGCAGCGACACTATGGGGAAAGCTACGTCACGACACCCTAGATCATCCGTCAGTTGAGAGCTCGTCGCCGCCCAGTGATGAGGTTTGATTAAGAAATTACAAAATTATCGTTAATGGTTGGAACCGCACAATTCGTGTAACGCCTGGATATCGCTCTCAGTTCAATATTCACGTGCTCACGAAGACGGAAAAACTCTTCACTCACGGTACTAGACGTTCTGTGGTTGACAAATGCCTGGAACAAGTCGACCGTGACCGTCTGGTACATCTCAAGTACACGCCGGATGTCCGTCTTCTTTTGCCGAGCCTTTTCACGCTGCTGCAATTTTTGTTTGAAAACTTCTTCTGTAAAATCACCAATCATAAACTTGATACGCAAGTCACGGTTGTCCTCAATCGCATTCGTGGCGTACCTATTCATAACTATATGCTGAATATGACCATACATCCTATGAATGACAATGATATTGGGAGCGTTAGAAATCCGTGAAATAACCTGCAAGCTCGGAAGTCCGCCGCACTGAACGTCACCGGGCTCGCGTGCAATTGTCCCCCTGGCTCGCATATAGTCGTAATAGTGAGGGTTGTGGACGCGCCCAGTCTCAATCACCCCGCGACGCCAACTGAACGGCGTGTGGCACTGCGTGCACCACATCTGATCGCACCCTTCAATCTTGAAAATTATAGCCGAACATTTCGGACAATTACGAGAATCCTTCTCGAGCATCTTAGCAGTCGCGACGCTGTTCGGGTCACACGTATGATCAGCCGCCTTGTCAAGACCTTTCACCTCGTGACAATCCGGGCACGTCCAGTTCT